CCTCAAAATTTCCCCGGAGGGTTATTTTGACTGATATTTTGGGTTTTTAATGGTGTAAAACAGACCCAAAACAACGTCAAAATTGCTCGAAAAATACCCATTTAGCTTTAAAACTTAGGAAGAACATATACAAAGAGCTGTGTATGGACAATATTTTAAATGGTTTGAATCAAACTTTGTTCCCCGGACACCGTGTTATTCGTGTGAACGGATGGGATGAGGCAGAAAATACCCAATTCTGCGCGAAAATGTATGAAGAAATCATGGATGCATATGTAACAGATATGGGAAGTTTGGAAGGATTGAAGAAACTTTAATTGCAAATAAATAAAAAATCTTAGACCGTTTATGAGGACCAATGAATCGCAAAAGATTTTTTCATACGGCTCCTTCACATTCATTGCTCAATTCATTACCCATACGAGACAGTAAAGATTCGTTGGTCCGTATAAACGGTCTAAGATAATTTAGAAAAGAGAACGATGAAAAAAAACAGGCAGTCAGAACAACCGGATATTTTCCCTCCCGAAGAGCCGGCACTGACTCCGGAGGCACGGGAGAACCAATTGATTTCTATGGCTGAGCGTTTAGCCGAAAAACAGCTTAGAGAAGGAACCGCGAGTTCTCAAATTATAGTTCATTATCTTAGGCTTGCGACGGTCAAAGAACAACTCGAAAGAGAAAAAATTAAATACGAAACAGAACTTTTGAAAGCAAAGAAAGATTCTGTCGAATCCGCTATCAGAAGCGAAGAAGTTTATGCAAACGCCATCAAAGCCTTTCAAGCTTATCGTGGAGAGGATGATGGTGAATATTGTTAGGACTTATGAAGAGCTGATCACTTATAAGACATTTGAAGAGCGTTATAACTATCTTCGTCTTATAGGTAAAGTTGGCGAAGAAACATTTGGCTATGATCGATACGTCAACCAAATGTTTTACCGCTCGAAAGAGTGGAAACGAGTCAGAGACATTGTTATCCTCCGAGACAATGGTTGTGACCTGGGGGTTGAAGGATACGACATTTATGATAAGGTGCTGATTCATCACATGAATCCTATTTCATTGAACGATATACAATTTTCCTCCGATTACCTTATGAATCCTCGTTATCTGATAACCGTATCTTTCAACACCCACCAGGCCATCCATTATGGAACTCAGCTCAATTTAATTACAAATCCCATAGAAAGGAGACCGAACGATACGTCTCCTTGGAAACGGTAGAAAATTATGGAAAGCATTCTTGCAACCGTTAAAAGCTATCTTGGCATTCCGGATAGTGACAACTACTTTGACAATAATCTTGTAGTTCAAATTAATTCGGTATTCTCCATTCTCAGACAGATAGGCTGCGGACCGACAGAAGGCTATATGATTGAAGGGGCTTCTAACACCTGGGACGAATTCCTTCAAAATGAGCCGGAAAAGATGCAATTAGTGAAGTCCTATGTACCGATGCGCGTCCGACAGCTTTTCGATTCACCAACAAATGGAACCGTCTCACAAGCTCTTGATCGTCAGGTACAAGAATTTGAATTACGAATTTCTTATTTATGTGATCCAGGAGGCCAACCATGAACGAATTAAACCATCACGGAATTCTCGGCATGCATTGGGGTATCAGACGTTATCAGAATACAGATGGCAGCTTGACCCCGGAAGGACAAAGAAGGCGTGTTGAGCGTGATCAGAAATGGATCAAAAAGAATTACGATAAAATTTACAATAACGCCTATAAAACTTTTTCAACAGTTCTTAAGAAAAACGGTATTCAAGAAGTTACAAAGAAAAACGAAAATCGTCTCCCCAGATCTTACATAAACGCATATAACAAAGAAATGGCTAAAATCATGAATCTTGCCGTTGGTGATTTATCAGCTCCTTCCGGACAGGTTGTTCGTTTTATAGCCAAACGCGGTGAAGTCGGTGTGCATATGGCTCTTGCGGATGCAGATTACGACCTTGAAAAAGAATTTAAGAATGGTGTTTGGGGTGGAGGACGTGTGGCATATAAGAAAAAGAATGTGGACAGGATGAGCATATGAACGACTTTTTACAATATAAAGAAGATAGTGATCATTTACAGCATTTCGGTATTCTTGGAATGAAATGGGGGATCAGGAGATATCAAAATAAAGATGGTACTTTGACTTCCGAAGGAAAAGCAAGATATCAGCAAAAAATTAAAAATTATCATGACTTGGAAGTGAAATCTTCCGGCGACCCTGCCAGTTTTAATAAAGTGAATAAAGAGAGCAAGAAATTAGCATCAGAGCTTAACAAAGTTACCGGATATAGTAAAAAAATAACAGAAGCCAATAATAAAACAATAGAAGAAACCATAAAATTCATGACCGATAATCCGGAAATAACGATGAATTTTCACAATTTAGCCAGTTTGCATCCGCAAGGTTTGGAATTTCTTCACGAAGCAACGATGGGGTCGTACGATGAATTTTTAAAAACAACAGGATTCGAAGATGATGACGTTTCGAAAGGTGTTTATAAATACGGTAACGGATTACATACGATACAGAAAAATTTAGATTCGATTACAAATGGTATTTTGGAAAGTACCATTACTCAACTCGGATATGAACCGACGTCTGAAGATGCTGAGATAGCAAGAAGATTATTAAGAAATTTACAATAAAATCGAATCATCAAGGAGTCTCTCATGCTCTCGAATACTGCTACGCCGATCTACTACGGCCAGTTTCGAGAGGCCGTTCTAAGAGGCGAAATTCTTGTCAACCGTGAAATCGAAATGCAGATGAACCGGATTGACGAAAAAATCAGAAATCCCCGATATTATTACGATGACACAGCCATAAACGGATTTATTCGTTATTGCGAAAGCGAACTCACGTTGACAGATGGCGAAGATCTTCATCTTCTCGATACATTTAAATTATGGGCGGAAGATCTGTTGTCGTGGTTTTACTACGTTGTAAGATCTGTATGGGAACCCTATCCCGGTGGCGGAGGACACTACGTTCAGAAACGAATTAAAAAACGTTTGGTTAACAAGCAATATTTGATCATCGCTCGCGGTGCCGCTAAAACTATGTACCTCGAATGTATACAATCATATTTTCTGAATATCGACAGTTCAACAACACATCAGATCACAGTTGCACCCACCATGGCTCAGGCCGATGAAGTAATGTCGCCTTTTAGAACCGCGATTACGCGATCTCGCGGACCACTGTTCAAGTTCTTGACGGAAGGCAGTCTGCAAAACACCACAGGATCAAAAGCCAATCGGCAAAAACTCGCCTCAACAAAAAAAGGGATCCAGAACTTTATTAACGGTTCACTCCTTGAGGTCAGGCCGATGTCAATTGAAAAACTTAACGGTCTCCGGACGAAAGTTAATACCATTGACGAATGGTTATCCTGCGACATTCGAGAAGATGTGGTGGGTGCAATCGAACAAGGCGCGTCGAAACTTTCCGATTACATTATTGTTGCGGCAAGTTCCGAGGGAACTGTTAGAAATGGGGCTGGTGATTCTATCAAGATGGAGTTGATGAAGATTCTGAAAGGCGAATATGTGAATGATCACGTTTCGATTTTTTACTATCGTCTCGATTCTATCGATGAAGTGAACGACCCAAGTAAGTGGATAAAAGCCCAGCCGAATATTGGTAAAACCGTTACTTACGAAACATATGAACTCGATGTGAAACGGGCTGAACAGGCACCGGCAAACCGCAACGACATTCTTGCCAAGCGTTTTGGAATTCCTTTAGAGGGTTATACATACTTCTTTACATATGAAGAGACGCTCCCCCACAGGCGGAGAGACTATTGGGGAATGCCTTGCGCTCTCGGAGCGGATCTTTCTCAGGGTGATGACTTCTGTGCTTTCACATTTCTCTTCCCCCTTCAAAATGGCTGTTTTGGTGTAAAGACCCGTAACTACATCACATCCACAACACTCGATAAATTACCTATTGCAATGCGTATGAAGTATGAAGAGTTTATGCAGGAAGGCAGTCTTGTGGTTATGGACGGCACGGTTCTAAACATGATGAACGTATACGAGGATCTCGACAATCATATTGTCAATTGCCAATATGATGTTAGATGTCTTGGCTACGATCCTTATAACTCTCGGGAATTCATTGAGAAATGGGCATCTGAAAATGGCGAATTCGGAATAGAAAAAGTGATCCAGGGATCAAGAACCGAATCGGTTCCACTTGGGGAACTGAAAAAACTATCCGAACAGCGAATGCTTCTGTTTGATGAGAGCCTTATGACTTATGCGATGGGGAATTGCATCACTATCGAAGATACAAATGGCAATCGAAAACTTTTGAAAAAAAGATATGAGCAGAAGATCGATGCTGTTGCCGCGATGATGGACGCGTATGTTGTATATAAAATTTACAGGGAAAGCTTCGAATGATGAAATACATTATACATAGAGAAAACGAATTAAAACATTACGGTGTCCCGGGAACAAAATGGGGGGTTCGCCGCTATCAAAACAAAGATGGTAGTTATAAACCCGGCGCTGAGGGGAGATATTATGATGCCGTTAAAAAAGGATCTTTGGTTTTAAAAAACGCCGTAACAAAGGCTTCGTCTTCGGCACAATCTAAAAGTTATAAAACGAAAATAGAAAAAAAGTTGGAACGTGGAACAGGTCAAAGTTCGGATACGACAAATAAATCAACTCATGAACAGTCTGCCGGCGGATCTGCGCAAACAGCAAGTCGTCCTATTAATAAAACGATAGACGGCAAAGATATTAACGTTAAAGA